AACAAACGCAGGGGTCTATCTGAAAAAAGAGTGGACCTCACCGACAACTATATCAAGGACAAAGTATCCTACGAAGATATGCCGTGTGATATAGTGAGAGAGTATTGTATGGCTGACGTAAATACAACTACTCAATTAGCCAAAGAACAACTAGCGGAACTAGAAATGTCTTGGCCTAGCAAGGAGAGCCTAGTTTGAAACAGGTTGTTAAACTCAGCATGGAGATGCTAGATGTTCTCATAGACATTGAGAGAGCAGGGATAAAAATATCAAATGAAAAGCTTGCAAAAATTAAAGCAGACTATCAGGCAGAGTATGATCAGTTGTACAGTGACCTTATGGATATCGCTGAGATTGCTATGGGGGACACTCCAATCAACCTTGATAGTCCAGATGATCGCAGCAAACTACTCTACTCCCGCGAGGTGGTGGACAAGGCTGCGTGGAAAGAAGCGTTCAACATAGGAACAGAGCAGCGCGGACACACAAAGAAACAAAAGCGTAAAACAAAAATGTCTCCTACAATGTTTAAGGAGACAGTGAAAGATTTAGCCCCTGTGTTTCGCAAGACTAGAGGCGAAAGGTGTGAAGATTGCGGTGGTACAGGCCGTAGAAGAAACAGACTGAAGTCTGGCCAGTTAAGCAAAAACACCGTGAAGTGTAAAACTTGTGGTGGCACAGGCGTTGTCTATGTAAAGTTAAACGAGCCAGCAGGATTAAGGGTCATACCTCGTGGACCACAGGATACCGCCGCTGCAGGCTTTAGAACAGATAAAGAAACTTTGTCCGAGATACGCCTTGAGCTAGAGGGCAAAGCAAGAGAGTTCGTGGACAAGTACACACGTTACTCAATGATAAGAACATACCTCAATACGTTCGTGGATAGCTTGGAGAAGTACCAAGATGATAGGGGCTTTATTCATCCTAACTTTAATCAGTGCGTCACTGCTACTGGAAGACTGTCGTCAAGTAGACCAAACTTTCAAAATATGCCGAGAGGAGCAACATTCCCTGCAAGAGAAGCGATTGTTTCTAGGTATGAAGGTGGTTACATTTTAGAGGGCGACTACTCACAGCTAGAGTTTCGTGTAGCTGGCTATCTATCACAAGACCCTGTAATCTATGAAGAGGTAAAGAGCGGCTTTGATGTACACTCTTACACCGCTGAGATCATGGGAGTTAGTCGTCAGGACGCAAAGGCCCACACCTTTAAGCCGCTGTACGGTGGTGTGCTTGGGACTAATCGGGAGATGGCTTACTACTCTGCCTTCCGTAACAAGTATCAGGGTGTGACTGAGTGGCACGACAAGCTGCAGGAAGAAGCAGTAACAGACAAACAGGTTGTTCTACCATCTGGTAGGGAGTACGCTTTTCCCTATGCAAAGTACACTAGATATGGTACAACTGTTGGATCAACATCAATTAAAAACTATCCGGTGCAGGGTTTTGCTACGGCAGACCTCTTACCATTAGCCCTAATAAGGCTTCACAAGTCTTTAAAAGCTATGGTAGAGCCTGTTCCAAAAAGTAAGATAATTAACACGGTCCACGATTCCATAATCATGGACGTTCACCCTGACGAAAAAGATTGGATGGTTGAATTATTAAAAAGGAGTATGTTGTGTATACCTGAAGAATGTAGTAGAGAGTTTGGTATTGACTTTGATATGCCCATTGAGATAGAACTCAAAATGGGTACTGATTGGCTTAATCTAGAGGAGCTAGAAATATGAGCGATATGATTACGATGGACGATCTGAACGAAGAGAACATGGCTAAACTTGCAGCTATGGTCGGTCAGACTGAAACACGTTCAAACGTGCAGCAGGGACTACCCCGGCTAGCGATTGAACAACAGGCAGACAACGATGACGGTGAGCCGTTGCCAAAAGGCAGCTTCCGTATTCGTCTGGACAACAACACTGTATATGCGAAAGAGATCACTGTGCGGATGTTTGTCCGCTACTACTCTTATGATCTGTGGAACCAACAGTCTCCTGAAGATTCTATCAGGACTGTTCTCGCTCCGTCTCTGAGTGATGACTTCCCTGACACAAGTGGTGGTATGAAGTGTGGTAAGTTGAACAAGCAAGAAGTTGAAGCTCTATCAACTAACTCGCTTGAACATGCTAAACAGAAAAGCATCAAGTGTACGCAGGTGGTGTACGGTATTATCACAGGTGCTAAAGATGCTACGGACACTACTGGTGAGTCTGTTGATCTTAAAGGCACTCCGTTTATCTGGTCTGCCCGTGGTTCTGCATTCATGCCTGTGGCTAACTACATTCGTGAAGTACCTTCTAACAAAATTATCTTTGGTCAGAAGGTTAACATTGCCACCAAGCGTAATAAGAACGGAGGCATCACGTACTACACTCCAGTGTTTGATAAGCCGCAGCCTGTAAAGATTGTGGATGAGGATGTAGAAACTCTCAATACTTTCATGAAGGATATTGAGAGGTGGAACGAGCGTGTACTCAAGCAGTACAATGAACGTAAGGAAAACGTGCTTGCTATGGATGACCTAGATGTAGCAAAAGCGTTGGAAAATGCAGAGGCCATCTAATGACCTCAATGCTGCTACATAAAGTACAGCATTTCCTAGAAAAAGCGTCGAGGGGTGAAGGCGAAGGTCTTCCCCCTCATCTTATCAACGAATTTAAGGAGATGTGTGGCTCCGCTATCGAACGTCAGTTCAGTGAAAAGCGTGGTTCAAAAGTGCGTATGTCTGGCGTGGGCAAGCCTCTATGCCAGCAGAAGTTATCCGCAAGAGATGACATAGAAGAAGATGTAGACTACACGATGGTTATGAAGTTTCTGTTTGGAGACATTATAGAAGCCATAGCAGTAACAGTCATGAAAGCTGCAGGTGTAAACATACAGAGCGAACAGGAAGGCGTTAGCCTAGACATTGGTGGCACCACATTGCGTGGTACATACGATGTCAAAATAGACGATAAGATATATGATATAAAGAGTGCTGCTCCCGGTGCATTCTCTATGAAGTTCGCGGCTAATCGTGGGTACAACAACATTAAGAAGGATGATGTCTTTGGCTACGTGCCGCAGGGCTATCTGTACGCAGAGGCGGCTGGCTCTACTTTTGGTGGCTGGATAGCCATCAACAAAGCTACAGGCGAGTGGGCGGTATGTGAGACGCCGCTGGTGCAGGATGAAGACAGACAAGCAGCCCTACAATTAGCCGATAAAAATATACGCAGTGTTCTTGGCGATGAGAAGTTTGAGCGTTCTTTTTCGGATGAGCCTGAAACCTACAAGGATAAAGAGACAGGCACTCTCAAAAGAACAGGCAACCGGCTAATGAATAGAACCTGTTCTTACTGTGGTTTTAAAATGCACTGCTGGCCTAACGCTGCATATAAACAGAAGACAACTTCTACAGCAAATACTCGACCGAGAGTATGGTACACAAAGCATGTAAAGGATGAAATCTGATGCCACTATACATTACAGAGACTATCACTGAGTTTGAAACAATGTTTAATCCAAAAGCTGCTTTCGTATACTTTGACACAGATAAAGGAGATAGCACACACGTAGATGCTCTACTAGTAAAATCTCTACATGAGGACATGCAGCTTCCAGTTATATATAGAAAGAACATGTCTTCAGAGGGTATGTGGACTGCAGAAGAGTTTAACTATGAAGGCTCTAGGAAAATGTCCCGCTGCTTTGATGACATACGTTCGTATCTAAGGTTAAATAGGTTAGTTGTTCTTCCCTCTAGAAGCTTCTCAATTGTAAGAGATATATCTCCTGAATATGTACAAAAAGATTTAAGTGAGGGTTACATACAGATAGCCAACACTAATCCAGATAGTAAAAATAAGTTTGATTACTATGCGCTTTAGATCAAAGTTTGAGTCAGAAGTTGCTGTTGCTATAAGTCGTATGGGTATTAGCTGGGAGTTTGAGCCTGATAAGATACCGTATCAGCCCGACCCTAAAGTATACATACCTGACTTCTACATACCTCGTAACGACATATACATAGAAGTAAAAGGGCGACTAACACAGCAGGACAGAGTAAAGCATCTGCTTGTTAAGAAACAGAACCCGGACACTGAAGTGAAGTTCTTCTTCGCTAATGCCAACAAAAAAATATACAAGGGTTCAAAGACTACCCATGCAGATTGGGCAGAGCGCCACGGATTTGATTGGGCGCATAAAAAGATACCTGTGGAGTGGTTTGATGAATGATGATGGGTTTACGTTTGAGCCGGAAGATGATCTCATAGACGATGAGATGCGAGATAGGATAGAAGAAGAGACATTCTTTTTAGCCCAAGATAGGCTATACATTGTTTTTGATCCTCAAGGGTTTGACAAGGTGAGCGTCCGTGCGTATGATACGTCAGACGCCAAGGATGTATCTGCCGCGCACATTCTGCAACAGGGTATGCTTAGTCTTCTTGAGACAGACTATGACTATCTCATGCAGCTAGGGCATGAGGCTACAATGGAGCAGATAGTTGAGAAGTCAAAGCAGAAAGAACAAGACAGCAATAAGCTGATAATTGAAGATGTGTACGATAACATTATCAAGGTCCC